ATGAATTAAATGCTTACTTCAGGTTTAGTATTGAGTGCATAGAACATAAAGGAAAGAAATCGTGAAAAAGATTACTATTCCCTATAAACCAAGACAGCTACAAAAAGAAATACACGAGTCATTAAAAAGATTTAATGTTTTAGTTTGTCATCGTAGGTTTGGTAAAACGGTACTTTGCATCAATGAGATGATTAAAAAGTGCTTACAAAACGAGTTACCTAACCCACGATATTATTATATTTCTCCAACTTACTCTATCTCCAAGAGAAACTGTTGGGATTATTTAAAATATTACACAGATGTCCTCCCAGATGTGCAATACCACGAAACCGAGCTGCGATGCGATTTACCGAATGGTGGTCGTATTCAACTGCTCGGCTGTGAGCGACCTGATACCCTTCGTGGCTTGTATATGGATGGGTGCGTTCTCGATGAATCAAGTATGATGCCGAGTAATCTTTGGACAGAAATCGTTAGACCTGCATTAGTTGATCGTGAAGGTTGGATGATTAGTATTGGTACTCCGTCAGGAAGAAATAGTTTTTGGGAGTTGTTTGATTACGGACAGCATCACGAACAATGGTACGCAAAATCTTTTAAGGCAAGTGAAACAGGAATTGTACCTGAAGAAGAACTAAGCGAAGCTAAGAAGTTAATGCCACCAGAAATCTATGAAGCAGAGTTTGAATGCTCGTTTGATAGTGCAGGGATTGGCTCTATTTATGGCAAGAGCTTAACATTGGCTGACGAGCAAAAGAGAGTAACAAAAGTTCCTTATGACTCGAAGTACAAGGTAAATACTTTTTGGGATTTAGGAATGGCAGACAAGACAAGTATTTGGTTTTGTCAGCAAGTAGGATCAGCAATACATTTGATTGATTATGAAGAAGATAGTGGTGAGGGATTAGAATACTATGCAGGTATGCTGCAAGACAAAGGGTATGTCTATGACACGCATTACTTTCCTCACGATGCAAGTGTAAGAGAAATAGGAACAGGAAACTCTAGGATAGAAACAGCACAGAGTTTAGGATTGGTAACTTCTATTGTACCGAAGCTGCCAGTAGATGATGGTATTAATGCAGTACGAATGATTTTATCAAGATGTTGGTTTGATCACGAAAAAACAAAAGATGGATTAGATGCACTTCGTCAATATCGTTGGAGTACAACTGGCAGAGGTGAAATAAAAAATAGACCAGTACATGATTGGACTTCGCATAGTGCAGATGCTTTTCGTTACTTGGCAGTTGGATTAAATACATCAACAAATTGGAGTACAGAAATTAATTATCCGAATTTAGGAATTATGTAATGGCAAAAAAAACAGATTCAGAATTATTACAGGTAATATCGCAGGAAGTACAAAACTCACTAGGGTATTACACTTCCGATTTATCGGAACAACGACAGCAATCGCTAAAATATTATCTCGGTGAGCCATACGGCAACGAGGTTGAAGGCAGAAGTGCTGTTGTTACACAAGAATTATTGGAAACAGTAGAGTCAGTTTTACCAAGTTTAATGCGTATGTTTACGCAAAGCGATCGCATGGTAAGATTTGAGCCAACACAACCTGAAGATAGCAGGTTTGCTGAGAGTATTTCTAATTATTGTAACCATATTTTTAACAAAGATAACGATGGTTTCAGTATTTTGTATGATTTATTTAAAACAGCACTCCTTCAAAAGAATGGTTTTTGCAAAATCTACTGGAATACATCACAAGAACAGAGAAAAGAGCAATATCAAGACCTTACTGAAATTGAATACAATTCACTACTCCTTGATACTGAGGTTGAGATAACAAAAGTCGATGAAAAAACATCTGACGATGCTCTTTTCCCTGTCAAATACGATGTTGAAGTTGTCAGAAACAAGGATTTAGGCAGAGTAAAGATTGAAAGTGTGCCACCAGAAGATATTTTGGTTTCCAAGAGAGCAACTTCAATGAAAGATTGTAATTTTATAGCTCATAGAGTGTATAAAACGAGATCAGAGTTAATTGACATGGGATATGATGCAGAAATTGTTAATAATTTACCTGTATCAGACGAAGAAGTTTTTAATACGGAAGCTATAACCAGAAGAAGTTATGATGATGCGTCAACAGACTTAAATGTTAGCACATTAGATCCTTCACAAGCCGTAGTGAATGTTACCGAATGCTATATCAAAGTGGATATGGATGGTGATGGCATTGCGGAACTAAGAAAAGTTACTGTTGGTGGTAGTGGATATAATAATTATAAACTTTTAGAGAACGAAGAAATACCATTTATACCATTAACGATGGTACGAGCTATTCCTATGCCGTATCGTTTTTTTGGATTAAGTTTTTACGACCTGATTGCTGATATACAAGCTGTATCATCAACAATATTACGAAATACACTCGATAATATGTATTTCCAAAACCACGCAAGAACTCTTGTTGTAGATGGTCAGGCAAACTTAGATGATTTATTGACGAGCAGAGCAGGTGGAGTAGTGAGAGTTAAATCACCAAATGCTGTAACTCCAATGCAGACTCCAAACTTCCTGAATGAAGGTTTGGCTATGATGAAAAAGATTGATGAAATCAAAGAATCAAGAACAGGAGTTGCCAAGCAGCAGATGGGTTTAAATGCTGACACAATAAACAAATCACACACTACCGCTACATCAACAAATCAAATGATGATGGCACAAACACAGCGAATAGAACTTATTGCAAGAAACTTTGCAGAAGGAGTAAAAGATATTTTTAAAACAATGTTTGCCATTGTTTGTGAATATCAGGATGCTGAAAGATTAATTAGAATTAACAATGACTTTGTACCGATGAATCCTCGTGAGTGGTTTAATCGGTATGATGTAACAGTACAAGTTGGTCTTGGAACAGGTAATCAAGATCAACGATTAGAAGTTTTGCAAAGAGTTTTAGCCGTACAGGAAAAAATGATTATGCAAGGCGGTTTGAACATGGTGACTCCGCAAAATATATACAATACTCTTGAACAATATTTACAAAACTCAGGTTATAAAGATGCATCACCATTTTTCAATAATCCTGCTACTGTTCCACCTCAACCGCAACAAAGACAACAAAGAGTTGATCCTGCATTGCAGGTGGCACAACAGGATATTCAATTACGGCAACAAAAAGCTGCTGCTGAATTAGAATTAGCAAATAAAAAACTACAAGTAGATTCAACAATTAAAGCAAAGAAACTTGATTTAGAGGAGCAAAAACTGGCAACACAAGTTGTGAAAGATACTGATAATTTAGACATGGAAAAAGAAAAACTTGCAAGTAAAATTGTGCAACAAGGATTAAGCTAATGGTAACTTTTAATCCCTTTATGCAATCTGCTACGGCACAAGATATAATAAATAATTATATTAACAAGCCGTATGAAAAACCACCTTCTATAAATCCAATATTTGATTTGCGAGAAGAAGGTCAACAGTTTCCTCCTCTCAATCCGCCAGTACAAACAGATCCAGTTGTTGATCCTTGTCCAGAAGGGTATCAACTAATAGATGGAGTTTGTCAGCCGATAGATCAATTTGGTGGTGATATGACAGAGAATACAGTTGGTGGTGAAGGATTTGAAGATGATCGACCATATTTTTCTATTGATGATATGCGTGATTTATCAGACGATGCACTCATAGATTATTTATCATCTGGCTTTTTAACAAATAGTGGTATGTTGGGTTATCTTCCAAGCAAAGGTGGTCAAGTAACATTTAAAGATACTTTACCAAATTTAGGAGCAACATTATTACAATTTCCTTTTGGCAACCAAAGTGCTTTAAGAAAAGAAGCAATGGAAAATGAATTAATGCGTAGAGGATTTTTTACTGGTCAGTTTGATGATAATAATAACAGAATTTACGACATACAAAGTGAGCCAGATAAAAGTATTTTATTCCAACCAAGAGCTGATACCAACGAAGCTGATGTAAATTATGGTGGTAATCAAAATATCATAACAGATACAAGTGGTAGTTATGGAGGTGGAGAAGATTTTGGATCACCATTTACAAGTGATTATCAAGGTGGTTATCAAGGTAATGTTGTTATAAATAATCAACAAATACAAAACGAAAGAGATAGAGTTGAGCAAGTGGTTAAAGATATGCAATCAGGCAGAAAAACAACTTTTGGAGGACTTTAATTGACTCCTGAACAAGAACAAAAACGATCAGAATTAGCAAAAAATATTTTAGATAATCCTGTTTTTCAGGATGCAATTAAACAAATAAAACAAGAATTATACGGTGAGTTTCTTAATTCACCTGCACGAGATTCCGAAGGTAGAGAAAAAATTTATCTCATGGGTAAAATGTTTGATCTACTTTTAGTGAACATCAAGTCTGTGATGGAAACAGGCAAACTAAATAAAAAACAATAGGAGTTTTATGTCAGATAATCCGCAAACGGAATCTGTATCAAAACCAACCACAACGATACAGGAAACACAACAGGCATTCGCCAATCTTATCAATACTGCAAGAAGCGAAGAACAGCCAAAAGATGAAGTAAAAGAAGCAGCACAAGACACTCTTGAACAAGATAATGAATTGTCTGTCGATGATATTTCTGAACAAGACTTAGTTGATAACGAAGAAACCACTACGGAAAACGAACAAGAACTTTATGATATTACTATTAATGGTAAGACACAAAAAGTTAACTTAGATGAGTTAAAGGAAGGTTACTCTAAAGGATCGGACTATACCAAAAAGACGATGGAATTAAGCAACCAAAGAAGATCATTAGATTCTGAACTGGATGCTGTTTCCAAAGACAAAGAAGCAGTAAAAAAAATGCGTGAAGAATACGCACAGAAACTTCAGGTAGTAGAGCAAAATTTACAAACTGATGATAATATTGATTGGGTTACTTTAGCTCAAACAGATCCGACAGACTATGCTGTAAAAAAAGCTGAATATGATCGCAAAAAAGAATTGCAATCACAAGTTCAGCAAGAAAAACAGAGGTTAGCTCAGGAACAACGAAAAGAGCAGGAACGAATTTACAAAGAACATATCGAACTTGAACGAGGAAGATTAGTTGAAGCATTACCTGTATTTGGTGATCAAAACAAAGCTCCTAAGTTAATGAAAGATATAAGTGAGTTTGCCATCAAGCAAGGATATACAGAGCAAGAGGTTGGCATGATTGTCGATCACCGAGCTGTAAAAACTTTGTATGATGCTTTTAAGTATAATCAATTACTTGAAAGAAAAAACTTACAAGGTAAAAAAGTTAAACCTGCTAATCGTGTTGTATCTTCAGAAGGAAAAAATAATACTCGATCTACCGACAAGCAAATGCGTGTGAATGATCGCATGAAAAAATTACAAAAATCAGGTAGAGTTCAAGATGCACAAGAGGTGCTGAAAGAAATGCTATCTAAAAATTAATCGGAGATTAAAATGGCACAACCAAGTGGTACTTTTGACACTTACGATGCTGTTGGTATA